TTTTTAAAAGGTCCAATTGATATGTTGACACTATACGAAAATAAGTATAAACAAGAGGTACAGAAGTTTGCTAATGAGCAAGTTGGTCGAAGACGAAGAGATGACTACACTGATGGCGCTGTTCGTATTCCAGTTAACTCGGCAAACCCATAGGAGATAAATTATGGCAATAACATCGGCAATTTGTACAAGTTTTAAACAAGAAATATTAGTTGGTACACACAACTTTACAGCTACAAGTGGAAATACTTTTAAAATAGCTTTATATACAAGCTCTGCAACTTTAGGTGCAAGCACAACTGCTTATTCAACATCGAATGAAATTACAAACTCATCTGGAACTGCATACACTGCAGGTGGTGCAACTCTTACAAGTGTAACACCAACAACTTCTGGAACAACTGCACTTTGTGATTTTGCAGACGTAAGTTTTTCTTCTGCATCTTTTACTGCTAATGGTGCGTTAATATACAATGATACGCAGTCTGATAAAGCTGTTGCAGTTATAGCTTTTGGTGGAGATAAAACTGTAACAAGTGGTACTTTCACAATTCAATTCCCAACAGCAGACGCAACAAACGCGATCATAAGAATAGCATAAGGGAGGTTAACGGATGTCCGTTACTCGAACTTTTACAGTAACGGTAGCCAATCCTGGCGCCGGTAATCGTTATTATATAGATGGTGTATTACAAGATACAGTTAATTTAGCTGAAGGATTCACTTATAGATTTGATCAATCTGACAGTTCTAATTCAGGACATCCTTTAAGATTTTCTACAACATCAAATGGAACTCATAGTGGAGGCTCTGAGTATACAACAGGTGTGACCACAAATGGAACACCTGGAAGCACAGACGCTTACACACAAATTACTGTAGCCGCTTCGGCACCAACTTTATACTATTATTGCACTAATCACTCAGGAATGGGTGGTCAAGCAAATACAGTAGATTCAAATACATGGGGTGTTTTACCTTGGAATCAAAATAGTTGGGGAAAACAAGACGGAATAGATGTTTCAACCACAGGAGTTTCTGCAACAACAGCAATCGGCTCTGTAACTGTATCAGCAGAAATAAATTCAGGTTGGGGTAGACAACCATGGAATGAAAATGCGTGGGGCATTCAAGGTGATGTATTATTAGATGGTCAAGAAGCAACAGCAAGTGTAGGATCTATTTCACCTGCTGATGTTATGGGAGTAACAGGAGTATCTTCAACAGCAAGCGTTGGATCACCATCAATAATAGGAGATATAACTCAAGCATTAACTGGTGTGTCTGCAACTGCTAGTGTTGGAACAATTTCTCCTGCAGATGTTATGGGACTAACAGGAGTTTCTGCAACAGCTTCTGCTGGATCAATCTCTCCTGCAGATGTAATAGGAGTTTCAGGAGTTTCAGCAACAACAAGTGTTGGTGAGATTAATATTACATCTAATCCTACTGTAATACTATCTGGAGTTTCAGCAACTTCTTCTGTAGGTTCAATTACTCCTGCAGATGTTATGGGATTGACAGGAGTTTCAGCAACTGCTAGTGTTGGAACATTAACACCTGCAGACGTAATGGGTTTAACAGGTGTAGAAGCTACTGCATCTGTAGCTGAATTAGGAACTTCTGATAGGTTTGGAATTCAAGCATATCAGGCTATTGACACAGGTTCCAATACAAGTTATACAGACGTAGCAGCGTAATCGGAGATAAAATTATGGCATCAACATACACACCTTTAGGTGTAGAACTTCAAGCAACTGGTGAAAATGCCGGTACATGGGGTACAAAAACTAATACTAATTTACAAATTATAGAACAAATTTCAGGTGGATTTACTCAGCAATCAATTGCTGGCGGTGCACAAACTACAACTTTATCAGTTTCTGATGGATCAACTGGTGCAGTTTTATCTCACAGAATGATTGAATTTACAGGTTCAATTACAGGTAACCAAATTGTAACTATACCTTTAGATGTTCAAACTTTTTATATTTTAAGAAATTCAACATCAGGAGCTTACACAGTACAGTTTAAATATGTATCAGGATCTGGTGATTCATTTACTTTTTCAACAACAAACAAAGGTGATAAAATCGTTTTTGCATCTGCTAATGATGGTACAAATCCAGATATTATTTCTATTAATTCTGGTATTACAGATGTTGTTGATGATACTTCACCACAACTTGGTGGAAATTTAGATACTAATTCACACAATATTTTAATTGATGATGCACATTTTATTGCTGATGAAAATAGTAATGAACAAATTATTTTTCAAACTACATCGTCTGCAGTAAACCAGTTTGATGTTACAAACGCTGCCACTGGTAATGCACCAAGCATATCTGCAACAGGTGATGATACAAACATAAGTTTAAATCTAGTTGCAAAAGGAACTGGATCTGTTCAATCAAATGGGTCAGCAGTTAAAGTTGCAGGCAAAGAAACTATTTGGGTTCCAGCTGTTGCAATGTATCCAAACAGCACAAATGGTTGTGCAGATTTAGAACAAGTAGAATTATCGAATGGCCCTGAAATTAAAACTTTAGATTTTGACAAAGACTCTGATGAATTTGCACAATTTGCTGTTGCATTTCCTAAATCATGGAATGAAGGCACAATAACTTTTCAAGCATTTTTTACAGCAGATTCAACAAACACAGGAACTGTTTCTTGGGCATTAAGTGGTGTTGCTATTGCAGATAATGACAGTGTTAACACTGCATTTGGAACTGCAGTTGCACCAACAGCGAAAGCTCATAGTGGAACAGCAAACGATTTAGATGTTACAGCAGAAAGTGGTGCAGTAACCATAGCGGGTTCACCTAGTACAGATGAACAAGTTTTCTTTCAAATACAAAGAGATGTATCAGAGGATAGTTTAACAGCTGATGCAAAACTGCTAGGGATTAAATTATTCTTTACTACTGATGCTGCGAACGACGCGTAATAGGAGAATATAATGAGTTTTGGTTATCAAGTTTTAGGATTTGGATCTAGTGCAGGAGGATTCGTAGCCCCTACTGGTGGAACAATTACTACCAGTGGTGGATATACAATACACACATTTAATTCATCAGGAACATTTACTGTATTTAGCCCTATAACTAATGTTGAATATTTAGTTATTGCAGGTGGTGCTGGGTCGGACGGCGGTTCTGGATCAGGTGGAGGGGGTGCAGGCGGATACCGTTCTTCAGTTGTAGGTGAAAACTCTGGTGGTGGTGCATCTGCTGAAAGTAGACAAAATCTTAATCCAGGTTCTTATAGTGTTACTATCGGAGCTGGTGGTGGAGCTGGCACTGCTTACAGTGCAGGTAATAATGGAAGTTCTTCTTCCTTTGCAGGTGCTTCTACAATTACATCTACTGGTGGTGGTAGAGGTGGTCACAAACAAACTGACGCTGGGCAATCTGGTGGATCAGGTGGTGGAGCATCAATTACAACCGCTGCAGGTTCAGGAACATCAGGTCAAGGATATGCTGGTGCAGGTGGTTATAATGGGCCGCCTTACCATGGATCAGGTGGAGGTGGAGCAGGAGCTACACCTAGTCCCCCTCAATTTGATGGAAGAGCTAATGGTGGTAGTGGAGTAAGTTCTAGTATAACAGGATCCTCAGTAGGAAGAGCTGGAGGTGGTATAGGTTCTTTTCACAGCGGTGGTATTCAAGGAACAGCCTCTGATGGTGGAGGAGGATCGTCTAGTCAAAATGGTATTCCAGGGACAGCAAATACTGGAGGTGGTGCTGGTTCTGGTGCAGCAAACAAAAACGGTGCAGCTGGTGGTTCAGGTGTAGTAATTTTGAGGTTTCAAGCATAGGAATTTATAAATGGCACATTTTGCAAAAGTAGTCGATGGAACAGTTACTCAGGTGATAGTAGCCGAACAAGATCATATTGATACACTTTCTGACAAAGAGTCATGGGTTCAAACATCTTATAACACGAGAGGTGGAGTTCATTATCAACCTAATACTCACACACCAAGCGAAGATCAATCAAAAGCATTAAGAGCAAATTTTGCAGGCATAGGTGATATTTATGATAGTGTTAATGATGTTTTTCATAGACCACAACCCTATAACTCATGGACACTAAATACAACCACTTGGCAATGGGATCCACCTACATTAAAACCTGATAATGAAAACATATATGAATGGAATGAAGAAACACAAAGTTGGGATAGACTTAATCCTTAAAAAGAAAGAAAAAACGATATAATAGTTTATGGATAGTGAATATGTTACCATGTACACACATGGTTTTTTATATGGATATTTAAAAGACATAGATAATGAACGTTTAACAAAACTAGCATTAAAAAATTATGAAAATAGAGTATCCGATAATCCTAATGATGTAATGTCAGAGGTTATTCCTTTACCTTTTGATAAAGAAATAAAAAAAATTATTGAACAAATGAGTGATGCCTATGAAAAACATTTTGGAAAACGATTACAAAAAAATACAGTTAATGGAGATCACTATTGGTCACAAGTTCATTACAAAGGAGAAAGTTGTCAATATCATCGTCATTTAGCTGAAGGCACAGAGTTAGCTGGAGTCTATTATGTAAATATTCCAAAGGGTAGTGGAGATTTAATAATAAGATACAAAAAACATGATTATGATTATTCAGATTGGTATTTTCCACCAGAAACAGGTAAATTTATTATATTCAATTCAGGATTAGAACATGCTGTTTCACGAAATAGAAGTGAAGATCCGAGAATATGTATTGCATTTAACTTTAAAATCGTGGTATAGAATTTAAATTATATAAAAAATGTTTTTTAAAAAGAAAGAAAAAATAACTGTTTGGTCTGTGATTCCTGGTTTTGAAAAATTAACTTGTTTAGAACCTGCTAAAAAATATATACCTGAATGGTTTAAAAAAATTCAACAAAAAAAATATTCAGATTATAATAGTGTAAAAAACTGCCCATCTTTTCCTTGGTGGTTTAGTCAAGGTTATGTTTTACCGTTGTGGTGTGATTTACGAGTTTATATTAAAGATAATGATGTGTATTGGAGCACTCCTTTAGATACGTTTCAGTTTGTTTTTCATACTAAGGATCAATTTGAAGATTATGTACCTGAACATATTAAAGAAGACATATTGTGTATCATGAAACCCAAATGCCCTCTTAGAATTAAAACTCCAGAGGGTTGGAGACTTCAACAACTTCCCATGTTCTATGAGTATAATGAAGTATTTAGTGCCTTACCAGGTATAGTTCCTGCTTCTAGATTATTTGAACTTAATCCTCAACTAGCGTTTAAGAAAAAATATTTTACAGAAAAAAATGATTATAATGTTGTGATACCTAAAGGAACTCCATTAGCAATGTATGTGCCTATACCAGAAAAACCTTTAGAGTTAGAGGTGGTAGAGGAAACACCAGAGTTAAAAAAATTAGATGATTTACAAATGATTTCAATTAATACTAAATTTAAATATAGATGGAGAGATCATATTAAAAAGAAATTATTTTAATATGAAAAAGAAAAAACATCATATACCTAG